GATGGCTACCCTTATGTTTATCAACTGTCATTACTGCCCACATATTCCGTCGCGTTTCCGGATCAACTGAGGCTCAGTGAGTGCCTATTTCATGTAAGTGAGGGAGTAGCCGAGCTACGGCGGGCGCTTCAAATCCCATAATCCTGATCAACTTACCTAACGGTGTGGGTAACCTGTATAACTGTGTTTACATATAGTGCCCAGAACTGAATCTGGGTACACCATACAAAATTGTATTTTTAATGAACCTTGCTGCACTGTGTCGATGCACTGTGCTGCTTTCTAACTAGTCTCTAGTATAACACCAAGTGCAATACTGGTCAACTCGTTTTGTAAAGCCCTACAATTTGGAAGGACTTTACAAATCTTGCTGTTTTTCCCTATTTGCCGCTATTGTAGCAGTTGGGCAATTAGTGGTCAACCACCAAAAAAAAACCCGCCTAGTTGGCGGGTCTTTCGTGAAATTTGTGTAGTATCAAATATCACTAGGCCCGCTGAAGTCATAATCCAGCGCCTCACTCGCATAGTTGAGTGAGGGTATCTCTCGGGACAGTTGGGCTTGTTGCATAATCATAGTGTATTATATATGCCTATTGACAAAAAAGCAATTGTTTTCGGCAATTTTCATCAGATAATTATTTCTTCGTAATCTTCCCGACCACAACCGCATTCTGGGCAAGTGAATGTGTCGGGCAACGAGTCCCAGGTGCCTTCAGTAGCTTCATCGTGGACATGCCCACATACTAAACAAACGTGTTCCATTATAGTGCCTCCAATTTTGATTGATATGCTGCTGCATGGCGTTGCTCAATGCGAGACAATGCTGCAAACTTTTTCTCTGCACGAGCCAGCACAGACTTGAACTGCTCTGCATGCTCTTGGCTCTCGGCGATCTGATGGGCAGCTTCAATCACTGCACGGGCATTGCCTTCGTGCTCGGCTGCTCTGCGGAATTCAGGATACATGGTTTCGAATTCATAGGTCTCACCTTCGATGGCTTTTTCCAAACATTCACGTGTGCTAGGTTTTCCAATCAGCAGTTCCAAATGGCTCCAGGCGTGCAAGAGTTCTTGATCTGCTGTGTGCTCAAAGTGTTGAGCGACGTCTTCGTAGCCTTCTTCTCTAGCGATCTTTGCAAAGTAACGATACTTGATGTGTGCTTGGCTTTCTCCGGCCAGTGCGCTTTCTAAGTTTTTGATTGTGATTGACATAAGGTCCTTTCTGTAAAATATCATTGTACAGATATTTACTATAGTTGTCAACTACAAACAACAGTTTTGCAATTGAAATTTTCTATAACGACGTTAGGCCATTTTATCAATGTTTTGCCCTGGACGATTCATGCGACGATTGATTTCGATGCGATGGGCTTCTTCGACCTGGTGTTGAAATTTTGCTCGAGCAGCTTCTTGTACTTTTTCCTGATGCTGTTGGTCCACGTGTTTTACGTCTTGAAGCCTGTGCAGTTGATTGTTGTATGCTGTGTCAATTTTCATACTGTTATTTACTAATCCATTGGAACCAGTTTTTTTATATCTCGGTGACGGACCACTATGATGCGGTGAATCTTTTGTTCAAATTGAATTGGCAAATCCAAGTGTATCGAGATGCGTGGACCAGTATTGTCAATCACAGTGTCGTTGCCCACACTGCCCACAAATGGTATTTTGTTCCAGTGGCCAAACACACGATCGCCGATCCAGTACTTGGGTCGATAGCCAATGCTGTCAAAGTATTCAGTTTGTTTGCCCATTATTTTGTTCTTTCGGCAATGTTTTTGTAGCCTGCCCAACTGGGATGAATACCATCAGGTTGTAATCTGTTGATTTCTAAAACAGTATCTCCAAACCCGGCAGCAACTTCCCGTATACGGGCTTGTATATCAGGGTTGATAGCCGGCAATATCCAAAATACTCGTTTGGCTCGTACTGCCAACCGTATTCTTGATATTTCTTCTAGAGTTTTTACGCCTCGATGATCATTGGATCCCAAGCTGATTATCACTGTTTCGGCAGCAAGATTGTTACCTTGATCTCGTTCTAGATATTCTTTGCGCCACTGCCAGCTGTTGATACCTCCACGAGCATGGGCCACGCATTCGGGTCTGAACTGATGTGTACCTACAGCAATGCTGTCGCCTAAAATCATACAGTCAATCATGTTGAGTTGTCCTTTAATACTTATTATAAACAAAAAAGGTTGCCTAAGCAACCTTTCTGGTCAAGACCTGCAATGCCTTGGCTCGGGCCACAGCCAGTCTAACTAACACATGGTCAGACAATTCATCTTGATCGTGGTCATGACATTGATCATTGCACGGTATTAGACTGGGACGACGATATGCCACATGAAGATCAGGAAAGTCGTCATAGTCGTCATAGTCGTCGTCATCTAATTCAGATGGATTACTTCTTTGCAGGCTCAGTTGTTTTTGTTTCGACCTTGGCAGCAGGTGCTTCACTTTTGACAGGCGTTGCCTTGGCTTCTACCTTGCAAGTCTTGTCTTTAGCAGGATCACATTTTGCAGCAGCAGCAGGTGCGGCAGTCTTGGCAGGCTCGGTGGCAAAAGCAGCAGTTGCTACCAAAGTAGCGATAACAGTAGCGATGGTTTTCATTTAGAGTTCCTTTAGGTTAATGAAATTTATGCCGGACATTGTCAGTTCGACGACATGGTGTACTGCGTCTCTCATCACAATTGGATTGTCTCCAATCATAACCGGTGGGCAAATACTGTTCCTGAAACGGTTCGGTTTTATCCGCTTTCGTTTCATAGTCATCAAGTTGTTTTTTGTCTTGCATACATATATAACGCGGTAGCCCAGCATTACGTTGACACAAGCCAAAAAAAAGCCCACCGAAGTGGGCTTGGTTGTTTCTGTTACGAGGTATTTCCTACCCTAGGCAACTCACGCTGCCAAAGAATAAACGCTGTCGTTTGCATTTACGGTTTTTGCTTGATTAACGGTCATCGCCTACCGTGCTGTCCACTTCAATACTTCTGACCCAATCGATCCTGTGTCATCCCCACCTAAATACACCTTATACACTTAGGTGGAGATGCCGGGCACTGCCCCCGGGTCTTGGCTCCATTTTTATCCGCTTCATACAGCAATAACTCTTATTTAACGCTGATAGCAATTGCGCTCGCGGTAAATTTGTCCATCCGGCATCTGAATTTCTCTCCACGACGTGCAAATGGTCTGGGGTGGTACGATCACTTGCTCACGTTGAACAACTACTGGTTGCGGTTGATTCTGATTGGCAATGATTGCGCCTGCAATGCCACCAATGATCAATGGTGCCACCCAATCATTACGTTCAACAACAACAGTGCGTGGTGGTTCCCAATAACGATGCTCATGCCGCCATTGTGCTTGTGCTGCGGTTGCTGCCAGCAATGCGATTACCAAAAATAATTTTTTCATAATTTATCTCCTATACATGTATAACGCACAAGACATGCATTTAGTTGACATCATTGTACAACAAGATGCCCTGTGGCATACATAATGGCCATCACAGGCCCTGCAATATGCTCGCCAATTTCATACAACGCCCATGCCGTGAGAGCCACTGCCCACCAGGGATTTGATTCTGCTTTCTTGCCCAACCACATGAAAAACTTTCCATGTGCTTGACCAATTTTGTTTGCCAGTCGTACTATCATCACAATCACTTGCGCTTACGCACATAGGCCTTGGCAGCTCGCTTGGCCATGGTTTTCAAGCTCTTGGGTCGCGGGGTTGTTGTTTTACGTGTTGCCATAGTGTTACCTCTTAAAAAAATATTTAGCCAACTTCTTCATCGTATGGTTGCACAATCCAGCCAATGGCAAACAGATCTTGTTGAATTTCGTCAGTGACTATGCTTTCACTCACGTAGCCTTTGGTTCCGTCGGCATCGCCATTGCCCAGTCCATCTCCTATGCCTGAGCAGTACCAGTCCATGTAATCGCCTGAATTTCGCAAGCGAGCAATCAGGCCGCCGGCACTGCGCCATGAACATGACCAGTATTCATCCTTGAGCAATGACCATACATCGTTTTTTTGAAACACATTGTTGCACATGGCCGCGTAGAGATTCTGTGCGTAGTTCTCACTGTCTTGTACTTTTTGCAACATCCAGGCACATGTTCGAATGTCCTGCTCTAGGTCGTGATCAACTGTGTTTTTTTTCATAAATCTGGTCCGGCGTAACAGAATCGAACTGCTATTTAGGGAGTAGAAATCCCCTGTATTATCCATTATACGAACGCCAGTTGTTTGGTGGGACCTGTGTGATTCGAACACACCACCCAGCGATTATGAGTCGCTTGCTCTAACCTAATGAGCTAAGGTCCCTAAGCTATAGTATAGCAGGAAAACTATTTATGGTCAATTGTTTTTTAGCTCTTTATGTGGTCTTTAGGTATTTCAAAAATCGTTTCAAATCTCCATACAACGCATACATGGTGGCTTCTTGAGTGCCATACAGTATTATTTGAGGCTGTTTTTTTGCCAACATTTTTTTGCCCATCATGATAAAATAAGGGCAGGTAAGTTTGTTGTTCAACAATATCAACTGGGCTGGCCCTATTGCAAAATCAGTATCAAATGACCAAGATTCTATTTCCAACTGGGTCATGACGCTGTAGCCTTCCCAACTCAATCGCAACCCGCTGTCTTCACGAATGTCTTGCCACCATTCTTTTATGGCTGTGTCTTCAGTTGGCCGATCATCATCGGGCAGCAGTTTCAGCAGTTGCTGAGTGTAATAGAGTTTATGTGGCATCGGGGTATACTTGTGACCCCTGAGTTAGCAACACCACTGTGAACTTGTCAGTCTTGAATTGAGTGTTCAGCTTGCGGGACAGATTTTTAGCATGGCCCGGATTTGAAAAACTTACCTTTTTGTACTTGGGTCCTGGGTACTGTGTGAGCATATGGCTGGTTTTGAGATTGATGGGTTTGGCATCGTAAAATACTGCCCACACTCCTTCGCTGGCCAAAACTTGTTCTGTTTTGTAAGTTACTTTGTTGGTGTGTTCAATCAACACCTGTGGACGTGGCCTGCTCATAGCATTATTTATCACATAATCTATGTAGATTTAAAACTTCCACCATCAAGTTCTATTGAAACAGTTTCGTTTTTACCAGCAGCAGGCGCTCGCATGGCGTCTAAAGTCAGCAGCAGTTTGGTTATGTCTGCATGTAGATCTTTGGCATCTCTCATGGTCATGACAAAATCACGTTGATTGCGTGATTCATGTGCTTTGATACTGTCTACAAAACGATTTATGTGCAGGCTCATACAAATACCTCTTCATCTAGATAACGGATCAATTCTTTGTCCATGGGTTGCACCTGATAGTTGCGCTTGAAAAAGATCTCGTATGAGTCTGATCCATACTTGCCGATACCATACAGTTTGGTAGCATCTTCTCCATCCCAATTAACATAATCATCAGTCATCCTGCGTATGCGATTCTCTTTGACCGTGCTCATGCCCAGGCTCCAGATAACGTTCTTTACTTGTTCGGGGGTGCTGAACAATAGACTACCGGGTGTGGGCCAGTGGTGCATGAACAAGGGATACACAGTCTTCACGGGGCGGCGGCCCGTTTGATTCAGCATGATCACTGCTACCATGTGTCTCCACTTTTCTATGTAAGGCACATCTTCCGAGCCCAGTTGTTGCTGCACCATGAGATCGTCACGTAGTGGAGCAATCATGGTCTGTTCAAGAATTGTTCTAGTTTGGGCGGTGTCCAACCTTCGGGTTTGAGCACCTTGCCATCTTCACGTTTGAGAACCTTGCCGCTGGCCTGATCAATCTTGGCAAAGTTACTACGCATGACTTCGATCCAGGCACCTTCGCCATCGGCACCCATGCTGTGGATGGCACCAATTGTGACAACTAGTATGTCAATCAAGGCATCCAGTGTGTCCACGTCAGTGTCAGCGTCTTGCAGTTCTTGAAATTCTTCCCCAATCAATCCAATATACATGTCAAATTGAGTTTGATCACCAGTGACGCTTTGGTCACAGGCCTGCATAAATTTCTCTTGATCTCTAAAAAGATTCATTGATTTCTCCTTATTTCCCAAAGTGCTACCCAACCGTTAGACTTTGGAAAAAAACTGGTTTCTAATTTATGGGTCATAATACAGTCGTAGCCCATGTTTGACAGTGATTGATTAATAATAAAGAATGGTGTTTTTAAATTAAATCCGCAGTGTTTCCAAGATTGGCGGATTTGTCTTGACCCCCCAACATTAACACTCTCCGGCAAATACGCCAATGGATGCTCAGCAGACACGCAATCGAGCATTAGATATTTTGGAACGTTACAATTTACAAGTAATTCTAAGAGATGCAATGCGCTATGGTGGTGGTATAACACACCAAAACAAATCACAACATCAAACTGATCAACATCTGTCCTGAGCCAAACATCGTCGACAACAACTTTATTCACTCCGGGTATTTGTGTTAAAATAGAGCGGCATGATGGATTTCCTTCAATGCATTCTAAGTAAAGAGGTGCATGTTTTGCAATTAACCTAGTATGATGACCAAAATATGGACCTATTTCTAGAACTCTAGCACCATTACACACGGTAAAGTAGTTTCTATCTATAAAATCGTCATAAGCACTTTTGTCCCCAGTGACCGTTTTTACGTTTTCCTTAAAGTCGTACGGATGCATTATTAGCTTGTTCTTTGTTGTGATACGGGCCTTGATAGCTGTATCGTTGTAGTGTGATCAGTTTGGGATTCTGTACCATCTTCCAGGCTCGATGCTTTTTGACATAGTACCATCCGGCAGCAAACCAGCTTTTGCTGTGTTCTTCTTGAGTGAACAGCGGCAGTCGATGTTGTATGTCCCACATGGCATTGAACACTTTTTGTCCGGTGTCATAGCCATACACTTGATTTTCTGGATTGGGCCGGATTTCAACAGCCGGCACAAACTCAATATCTCGATCCAGCATCTTGATGGTCTTGTATTTTTTTACTGTGTTGCTGATCTTCACAGTGTAGCCATCGTCCTGTGCTTCAATTTGCCCAACCTTGCGGTTGTCTTTTTTCAGTATCCAATAGCGGTCAGCTATTACTGGCATTGCTAATATCATCTAGTTCTCCTGTGTATGTTTTGTTCAACCAGCGGCCAATGCTGTCTGCAGATTCGCTGAGTTTGACCAAATCGTATTTGCCGCAAAATCGCAAGAAGTGTGTGCCCACCTGGCCCACATCCTTGTGACTGATCTGTTCATGTATGGCTGTGTCTACCAACAGTTTGATCTCATCAGGTTGAGCAGTAAGATCGATCAAGGTGCGATTGCGTTCGTAATCGTCTAGCACACGATGTTCAGCACCTTCGTGGTCGGTCCAACGCTGCAACATGAGATTGTTCCAACTGTAGCCTTTTTTCTCTCGGTCGGCAAAGGCTTCACGGAGACCAACTTTATTCTTTGTGCCTTTTTCACGAACTCCTGGATATGCGCTGAACACATTGTCTGAGCTGTCGCCACGCATACACTTCTCAAACAGCAGCCAAGCTGGATCTGGAATGGTCTTTGGCTGTTTGGTTTTTTTATCTTTGACAGCATTGCCTTTGGCATCGAATATGCCTTCCAGCGTGATCAGTTCGTCTGTGATGCCATTGAACTGCTGAACATTGGGCGCGATCAGTTGCACAAAATCAGTGTCCGAACTAACCACTATGTGTTCGTCCTGAGGGTGCAATGCAATCCATCGTGCAATCACATCATCTGCTTCGGCCTGGGCATGACGTATTACACTGCAATTGGTCTTGTTGCTCAGATATTGTGTCAGCTCATCATAGGTTTCCCAAAACAGCTTGTCTTCTTCGGCTTCGGTTTCAGTCATCTTGCCACGTGCCACAGCACGATTGGCCTTGTATGGCCGGTAATGGTCTTTGCGCCAGCTGCGACCTTCTAGTGCAAATACCACATGATCAGCATCAAATCTGCGAGCCACTTTGTTTGCTGCCATCAGTGTCACATGCAATGCAAACCCCAGTTTGGTCCAGGCGTCTGATGCACGGTGAGCACTGTGCCGTGCTCGGAAAAACATGTTGGCAGTGTCAATCAGTAGGTATTTCATCAAGGTCCAATAGTTGGTGCTGTTTGATGTATTGTAACAGATATTTGCCCCAAAAGCAATGGGCTTGTTTGCCAAAATGATAAGATTTCGGATTTACATAGTCAAATCCGTTGTTTTTGAGCACATGATCGTAGCTTGATTGGGTACAGTATGGATCTAAATAACAGTGGTTCCAAACTTTGGGGTCTTGAGCCAAATCACTGAATGTGCTGTTGCCATTGAAGAACAGATGCTTTACACCTTTTCTGGAGAGATATTGATGCAATTTCCATGCCAGGTCATGGCCGGCTCTGGTGCAAGCATCATAGTCTATGTCAATGATATATTGACGATATCGTTGTTCCAGTTCGCCTGGCACATGATCCGCACCCGATGCATTCACCTGGTACCATACGCCATCATGAAACCATTCTTCTCTTTCCCAGGTGCTCCATTGTATCAGCATGAATGTGTCTGCCAGTAAATCAGGATTGGACTGCACCCACTCAACAGTGGTTCGGTAAATTCGAGCATTACTACCGCCAGCTTGGCTTTGATTGATTCGCTCGCAGCCTAGTAACCGAGCCAGTTCAGCACCAAAACTTACCGCTTCGTTGTCAGGATGTGGATGCCGACCTTGGCCCCAAAAGCGACCATCATCCTCAGCCCAGCCATACGATACTTCAGCTTCGGCGCCAGCTGCATGGCTATCGCCATTGATGTACAATATCATTTTTGTGCAAGTACCTTGTGACTCTCGGCTGCTGCCACACGTCGGCGCAGGTTTGAACTGCTGAATGAATGATCGCGGCCATTGAATACCAGTTCAATACCTCGCATGGTGCCTTCGTCTCGCCCAGTGAAATCTAGGCCTTGATATTCCACGCCCAAAATACGCACATCCACTGGCAAGATCAACAACAGATCCACAAGATCCTCTTCAGTCTGATACACCACAACTTCATCCACATAGCGACAAGCAGCCAATTGTATCTGGCGTTCCACTATGCTCTGCACTGGTGGATTCTTTTCTGTAGGTCGATCAATTGTGGGGTCAGTTTGTAGTCCACATATCAAATAGTCACAGTGGTTCTTGGCTTCCGATAGCATGGCAATGTGGCCTGCATGCAGCATATCAAATGTGCTAAAGGTAATGCCGATACGTTTGCCATCTACCTTGAGTTGTTTGATGTGATTGAAGATCATGATATCTCGCTGCGGCCATCGCCGATGTTTCTTGACTGTACATACACTCCAGAATTCTTGATAGCTTGTTCTTGTTCCCAGGTCTCCATGACCACATGCCTACATACGTTTTGGAACCAACGGTCCACTATGTCTGAATCAGCATCATCTTTCTTGATCATGTAGCCCGCTTTGACCAGGCGCGCCACAAAGATCTCATTCCAGTCTAGTTCGAACGCACCTTGATGCAAGTTGTTGGGATCCACATCCATACGCAACACAGCCACATATGGCTCGTTGGCTTCGGTAGCCAGTTGTTTAGCAGACTTGGGTTCTTCTTTAGGCACTCGAACTCGGGGTGCAGCTGGTGCTACTTTTGGTTCTGGTACCGGTGTCGCTTTCTTTCGAAAAATATCAAATAATCCCATATCAATCCTCTTTTGTTTCCATCCAAGTATGGTCGCCCATGTACTTTACCTGTGCCACATACTCATAATCTTCTGGCGCTGTGCTACTCCAACCATTTGGTCCAGTGGGCACCAGTAACATTTTTTCTCGTCTTTTCTCCCAGACCAACCAATAACATCTACCCATCACCAGTTTGAATTGAAACTCTGCTCCGTGTACAGCATCTGTTATTTCTAATCTGCGTTTGATCTGCCGTGCCTGGTCTTCTAACACATGCACCAGGGCCATTATGCGATCATACTCTTGTTGAGCATACATCCTGGCATGATTGATCATGAGATCCTTCTGCTCGGTGACAGGGATCAAATCAAACTTGGGCCCACTGCTTTCGGTAGCATAAGGTGTCACATTCCTATTTAAAAAAGGAACAAGCGATCCTGTACTGGTGCTGTCGTAGCTGGCGCGTCCTTTGACAAGATTTGATTTGTCAGTCACTCTGTCAGGTGCCCCATTCGTTTTTAAACAACGGAACCTGCAATCGATCACTGTATCGTAATCCATGTTTCATTGCCAACAGTGCTACATTACGATTGTTCATTGCATAAACACTTTCTACCCCGCCCACTGGCATTAGATAAACGTGTCCTGAGAATCCAGCACTACGATATTCAACAATGGCACGTTCGGCATCCACAAAGTCTTGTTCTGTGGCAATAACAAACTTCAAATATGCTGTGCCATATTCTTCATACTCGTATACAAGTTTGGGTTTGATAGCATCCGACCACGGCTCTCCGCTGCATGGTAATTTGGCACTCACACTAAATGTAACGTCTCTCCAAAAGTCAATATCATCATGATATTTCCATGTATGCAGGTATTGTTTGAATTCAGTTGTTAGTTTCTGAGTGCCATTTGTCTCAAAGGTAATTTCTTTAAGACCTTTCATCTTGGGATGATCCAACAAGTCCGGATATTGTTTCTGCCATCCCAGCAATGGTTCGCCTCCGGTGATAACCAAATGCTCATCGCGCCACTCACCATGCGGAAGTATTTCCATAATGCGATCCACAATCGCATCTGTAGTCAGCATTGGGCTGTAGTCTTTAAAACGTGGATCCCAACTAGCATAGCTATCACAGCCTGTGCTTACTAGTGGCAAATCCTTATATGCTCCAAAAGGCATTTGTGCATCTTGTATGGCAATTGCCTCAACTTCTGTGCTTAGTTCACCACGTGGCATGCCAAAGCCTGCACATTTGAAGTTGCAACCAAATGTGCGTAAGAACACACTGGGCACACCCATGTATTTGCCTTCACCTTGTATGCTGTAGAATAGTTCTGCTATTTTAATTTTGCTCATAATCTTGTTACCTTGGTCATTCCTGAGTAGTTTGGATCTTTATTTAGATTGATACTGACTTTGTGCATTTTAACACGAGTTTCAGATTTTGTCACCCATCCTGGTAACACTGCATCTAAGTAGGCCAAATGCTCTTCAGGACTAGGATGCGGATCCGGTCCGGGTTTGGGCCAGTTGTTTTCGAAAACTGTTTTATCGTATCCGGGTAAAATGCAATCTAGCACATTGCTATAAAGTCGCATGACATCACGATATTGGCTTACATCATCGTCGTCATTGGGTCTTGCCATGAGTTCAACCATGCTCAAAAATTTCCAGTCAACTCCAGGGCGTGATTCTAACAATGTTTTGACAGCCTTGATGTATGCTAGATCTCGAATTAAAAATCCTCGCTCATCAATGTGTGAACGAATGTATTCGGGATGATATACTGTTTTGGCAAAGTATGCGTTTCCCGGAGTATGCCAACGATTGTCTATGTATCTATCTTCACGATCTATACTGGTCCAACACACAACCACAGTGTCGCCTGGACCAAATGTATTGCGTTGATCGCATTCCATTACTGAATTGAATATGTAGTGATTACCGCCACCGGCCTGCCCCCAATTCTGTGTGTGATCAAACTCAGGCTCTAAACAATCCACCCACGTTGGCCAACGATAGTTGGTAAAACTGCAACCAAATGCAAACAGCCGTCTCATGTTTTCCGAGCTTTGACCAAGAGGTGCCAGCCAAGATATTCTTTGATGGCATCTCGCATGTCAGCTGGCATGGCTTCAAACCAAGGTTCCAATTCATATCTACCTTGTTTGTAGGCCGGCACATCGTACATGAAACAATGTGCCTGACGCAGACGCTCAATATGAAATTGGTCACCCAGCAATGCATACACTTCTTCGTTGGTGTAGGCCTTGGCATATGGGCAACCATTTTGTGCTTCAAATTGATCCAGGCCTTTGCGTATCATGCTGTACTTCCAGCTGTTCTTGGCATACACCAAAAATCTAAATTCGCCTTGGGGCATTAGAGCATCATATGCATTTTGTATCATGTGATCAATACGTGGAAAGTGATGCATGACTCCGCAACTGTAAACCAAATCAAACTGGCCCAAGTCTTGGTATACTGCTGCATCACTAGCATCGCCGCACACAAAGTTTCCATCTAGCCCTTCAACTTTGAATCGCTGTCGAGCCAGCTCTATGGTTTGTGGGCTGATGTCAATAGCAGTGTAATCTGCACCGTATCGGGCAAATTCAGCAGCATCTGTTCCTATGCCACAGCCAATCTCTAACACACGTTTGCCTTGCCAAAGATGAAAGCTGGCAAATTCTCTTATGTGTGATTCCACACGATATCTGCGTTCCGACACCTGCTGATAAAATTCCAATGTTCCTACTTCGCTGGTGCCATGTAAAATATTACAAGGTTGATTGTCCCAGTAGCGTATGATACGTTGTTCGAGTGTTCGATCATTCATTTATTATCCACGATAGATCGTTTGATCTCCATGCTCCATTGTGATTGTTGACGGTTTACATCGTTGACTTTGAGTTTTTCCCAGGGATCTTGTGTGCCATTGAGAACATTTTTAAAATATGTTGTGCTCATTCCTATACTTTCCATGTACCTAGAGATTTTTTTACAATCATTAAATCGTAATTCTATCACATCCATGTATAAAAAATCTCTCGGATCATTGGGATTGCCTTCCAGCATGGGTCTGTTGTTGAAGGTGGCGTCTTGATTTTTCCCAGTGAGATCGTAACGTTCATGTGCCACATCAACAGGTATGCGGTCAAAGATATCTAGTATGTAGGCCTGTTGACTCAACCATGCATCAGAAATTTGATGTGGGCAAAGATATCCCAGCAATTCTAACCACTTGTGTGGCACAATGGGAAAAATACTGTAAGGATGCAAATTGTGTGTGCAAAATGCCAACAGTTTGAATTCGCCGTCACGTGACATGATTTCGCTATCCCATGCAGGCGTCTGCATGACAGCATCGTCATTCCAGATGATATACCAACGTGATTTGATCATACGCGCCATGGCATTCACATATTCGTTCAGTCGAATATATCCCATGGGTTCAAATTTTATTGCGGTGTAGTTGGCTTTGATAGAATCCAACCAAGGTTTTAAACTGGCATAAAAATAGTCTGTGCCCACGGCATCGTCCTGATCAAACCCCAGCATTAAGTATATTGACTTTGGGTCAGCCGCATTGTCGTACAGTGATTGTACACTTCGTCTCAGTGCAGTAGTACGCCCTCGTGTGGGCAACAGCACACTGATATCATACTTGAATTCAGTATCCATAACTTCTTTTACAATTGTTTTATACGGTTAATACGTTTTTTTAATAGAAAAAGTACCTTGTGCTTTGGCAGCACCAGCACCGCGATGTGTACCTTCGAGGTTTTCAACTCCTACCAAATCCACTGTGGCTTTGCCAAAATTTCTGCGTCTTGCAAAATAAAACAACTCCAAAAATCGATTGCGGCTCATGGTTTTGTCTTCTGGAAAGTCCAAGCGATATGTAGTGGTGGTCTTTTGTAGAGCTTGGTTGAAACTTAGATAATCCCAAATATTATAATCCAATTCAAGATTCATTGGATATTGATTTCTGTCGGGGTATTTGATGTAGTAACCTCTTTGCAGTTTCATCAGGCTGGCCAACAAATCTTTGGGCAAGTCGTAGCGTTGTAAAAATATTTCCAAGAAATCATACAGTTCATCCACACGATCTTCTTGATGCATGTTCATACTGGTTCTATGAATGATATTCCAACCGTGTATCTCCACCCCAATTTTGGGATGGTTGATTCGACCAGTGGTCATCCAGTTGGAGAAATATTGCCTTGCTTCGGCTTCTTCCTTTTTTAACCAATCGTTGGTTAGAAAGTACGCAAATAAATCTTCATAGTAGTCGTTGTAACTTAGGCCTTTGTACTTGTTGATGAATCTAGCAACCAGAGTGGCAAATCCATTGATATGGAATGTGGTCTGGAACCACGAAAAGATTTGTGCATCCAACATCACCGGAGTAGGCATATCCTTGGTGCCTGTTATGACATCAATGCTTTCTTCAATGTGTTCCACACTGTAACTGCCAGCAAAGTAATCAGTAACAGGTTGGCTGGTGATCTTGAACAGTTTCTTTTGCAACAAGTTCATTTCGGCGTTTTCCAACAACTGCGCCTGGAACACAGTGATACCAGTGTGCTGATTCAGGTCATACAGCGCATAGAAGTTTTTCTTCCAGGACTCCAATGACTCACCAGGCAAGCCAAGTATGAGTTCTGTGTATGCAGGAATGTTGCGCTGGTCACACAGCTCAAACACTTCTTCCAACTTGTTCATTTCCATGTTTTTGCGACGAATGTTTTCCAGCACATCCAAATCTAAACTTTGCACACTCAGTGTCAGGCCTTGATTGAAGCCACGTGCGTCCAACAATTTCTTCACAATGTCTATGACTTCTTTTTTTTGATTCTTGGCCCAGGCCACACTGAATGTTCTTGGTGAGCCGTACTTTTCTTGCATCTCAATGATCTTGTCTGCAATCATGCCATCACGTTCGGGGAACATGCCAAAGTTGGCATCTGTAATTGAGATCCAGTCAAAGTTGCGTTGGGCCATCCATTCCAGTTCGGCAAACACACGTTCTAATTCAAACTTCTTGACCTTGTTGTAGGTCAGACTGCCCCAGTCACAAAATGTACAAGCAAATGGACACCCACGATTGGTTTCCAAAGTACCTTGCCATGTCACGTCAGGATGATCGGCGATCATCTGGTCAAAGATGCCTGCCAAGTATGGACTGGCCACTTCTTCCAGTGATTCAATACGTTTGGCATCTTGCGTCTTCACTGCTTGACCATTTCTATTGATCAACACACCAGATACATTTTCCCAATCTTTGATTTCAAAATGCTGTAGCACACTTTTGAAAGTTATTTCTCCTTCGTAGCAGATCACAAGATCTATAAAAGGTTCTTTTACAAACAAGTCGGGGTCGGTAATTGCAACTTCGGGGCCGCCAAACACAGTCAACACAGCAGGATTTATTTCTTTGATCCGTTTGGCCAGTGCATAATTGTACCGATGATTCCATACATAGGTGCTGAAAGTCACAATTTGATTTTGTGCTAGACGCTGTGCCAACGGTTCTATGGCATCTCTGCGCCAGATCCAATCAGTGGCTTCAAATCGTTCGCGGATCTCTGGGTCAGCTAGACTGTAACTCCATACCACACCAGCCGAATAGGGCAGGTAGTACGCATTGAACTCTTTGGGACCTTGTTGGAAATTGGGTTGGACCCAGGCAATTTTATGTTTCATCATGTACTTATTGATTCAGGAGCGGCCGACTTACCAAAGTGTGGATTGTTAAATTGCTTCATTTGATTGTTGGGGTCGTTTTCCAGCAGTCGCTGCCAGGGTTCCTGGGTGCCACGAAACACATTTTCAAAATATTCAGTGCTTTGCCCGTGCTGTTGCATGTACATGGCCAGCTTGGCACAGTCGCCTTGCCGAATCTGTAGATTTGATAAACTATGAAAATCATTTGGATCCAGTGGTTTGCCTTCTAAGATATGTCTGTCCAAGAAGGTGGCATCTCCGTTGTTGCCAGTAAGATCAAAACGATCATGCAGCACATCTGCCGGAATACGTTTGTATATGTCCAGCAGGTATGCCTGCTGACTTAACCAAGCATCCTGTGAGCTGTGTGGAGAAATGTATCCCAACAGATCAAACCATACCCGTGGAATTATAGGAAAAATGCTGTAAGGATGCATGTTGTGTGTGCGGAAACTCAGCAGCTGGAGGTGCTCACTGGTATGGCTCATGATCACATTATCCCAGCCTTTGGTTTGCATCACAGCATCATCGTTCCAGATCATCAACCATTTGCTGTCAGATACCTTGGCCAATGCATTGTTGTATTTGTGCAGATTCACATAACCCAGTCGATCAAACCGCATGGCCGTGTAGGTCACTGATTGAGAATCCAGCCAAGGCTGTAATGTTTCTTTGAAAAAACTTGTGCCTCTTTCATCGTCCCGATCGAACGCAAACATCAGTTGCAATTTTTTAGGATCATCTGCCAACTCTACGAGACTGCGTATGCTACGTTCCAGACTGGTAGTACGGCCTCTGGTAGCCAACAACATTGCTATGTTATACTTGCGTTCAGTCATTGAATTCATGGTCCTCTCTGTGTCCCTGACGTCCTGCCATGTTTGAATCTGTTTCGCGCACTTCTACTCGAGTACACCAAACACGTCGGGCTTCTTCGCTGCCACAGTTGGGCAAGAATATGGTGTTGATGTATTCGTACAAGAAGTCGGCAATGCCTTCGCAGCCGGTCTTTTCCACTTCGGTGATCTTGGCCAGTTTGAGTCGTCCCAGTTCCAGCAGGTGTTCACGCATGGGATCGTCTTGTGCCACTAGCAAGGTGTGATCAAACCATTCTTCTAGTTTTTCTTTGAGTGGTTTGAGTCCGCCGAAGTCAGTGACCCAATTACGTGCATCTAAAGTATCTGCTTCAAACTCAAAGTGAAAGCTCATTGCATATCCGTGGATGAGATTGCAGTGACTTTGAGCACGCCATTGACGATATGCCACAGGGCCAATTTGCCTGTAAGTCTTGGTTGAAAAGTATTTTTGTGCCATGATTTTCTCCTATGTTAGATTATAGCATAGGCGGCGGAGTTTGTATAGCGGGACGATGCCGATAGGCCGCTGTATGGATATTTATGCTGGCTGAGTATAGCCAGCAGCTTTGTAGTCAGCCTGGCCGGGAATTACACCCCGAACACCACCAATGGGGTTTTCACTATCGCCATGCCGACGAGGAATCAAATGAACATGTGGATACATTACTGTTTGGCCAGCAGCAGTGCCCGAATTGAATCCAATATTGTATCCATCGTATTCTCCCTGTCTTACCATTCTTTCACCATATAGTAATGCACTTTCAAACGCATGATTGATAACGGTGAGGGTATTATAGTTTGGCACAAACAACAAATGGCCTGGAGTTACTGGATAACGATCTCGAAACACAGTGACGTGAAAATCACTGAGGTCTTTGAGATGTTGATCCCATGGCGCTATGCCTGCTTGCTGTGCTTGTGCTAAATCCATTATAAACCTTTTGTATAAAACGTATACTGACCAAGAATGTGATTCTCGTACATTAGCACTTTGTAACTATCGTTACGGGTTTTATACAATGCCAAATATTGCATTGATAAATCAGTTGATGTTTTACTAAATGGCACAGTATCTTGCTTCCATAATATTGCCGATAGCGCAGCCCTACCATCGCCAACGATCAGAGATATTTTTGAGCCCACATCAATCACACGAGAATACATTGCAAAAGCAAAATCATTTGTTTGTGAAGGAAAATATTTGCTGGTTTGATCAACCAAGTTGAAATTGCCCTGATTGACCAACACCGTGAATTTACCATTGGGTGTTGTGACTCTATGATTGCCATTGTCAAGCAATATCACATCCTGATCACCATCTTTATCTATGTCAACAATCACCACACTAACTATGTCGTGAGTGAGATTCATATTGTCTTTTTCTTCACTGCCGGGTAAGGCACGAGTGGTAATATAATTCATGTTGGAATCAAACACTCTCACATAAACACTGTAATTCCCTTCGTTAACAACATTGGCTGTGATAATGCCAATGTTTCCGGTAGCGGAATCTTTGACAATGCTGCATGTGCCGGCGCTGCTGATGGGCGTGCTGGTCAACGATCTGTTTAATGTGAATGACCTTGACCCGTTGTTTACTAAAATGGTGTTGGGGCTGGTTCCACTTGCGCCCATCACAATATCTTTGCGGCCAGTTCCTCTCAGATCTCCTGCACATGCTGCATGTGCCCATACAGATTCGGTAAAGTCCTGCCGTGCCCATGTTGATCCATTGTTCCAAAACATCACACTGGCAGCCGACCGGCTGGGCACATCCTGAAATCCACCAACAAAAATATCCGGTCGGCCATCATTATCAAAATCCTCAATGAGAATTCGTTGTGCGCCAGCAATCATGTTATTTGATCCCAGCAGTGCATCCGTGCGATCTAATAACGTGCCATTTTCTTGTTGTATGAGAATTTTTACCGGCACGTTGGCGTTACGAACACCAGACCAACCGGCAGGCATCACTGCCCATCCAGTGACCACAACATCCTCTAATCCATCTCCGTTCAAATCAGCCACTGCAACATTAAATGAATGGCTCACACTATTTTCATTTTGATAATCCATCACCTTGATGGCAGCATTGACCACAGCAGTTTGGATCATAGCGGTTTGGCTAGGCAGAGGCGCTGGACTAGGAATTGAGTTATTGCTTGAGGTTCCGTCACTGCCGCCACCGCATGCGGATAACAATAGCACAGTTAACACAATAAAAATCTGTTTCATAATGTAATCTAAATTGGTTAGTAATACTAGACATTATAACTGAAACATAATTTTGAGTCAACCTACCAATTTCGTCTCTTTTGAAACAATTTATCTTGGTGCAAACTCTTGTTGTAGTTTGATGTTGTCAAAGAACTCTTTCTTGGTGCTTTGATCGGTCTGGAATGCGCCTTTGAGCACAGTGGTCTGTGTGAGACTTGAATGTGCCATGATGCCACGATTTTCACAGCAACCATGCACCGCTTGTACATATACTGCCACGTCTTTGGCATCAGTGGCTTTCATGATTTCTCTTGCGATGTCGTTGCAGAGTTCTTCCTGAAGAGTACCACGACGCGAGCACCATTGAGCAATACGAGTGTACTTAGACAAACCAATAAGTTTGTTAGCGGCCAAAATACCAATATAAGCAACACCGCTAACAGGTTGATGATGGTGCGAACACATTGAACGTAGCTCACTTCTAACCACAAGCATGCCTTCGTAACGGTCCGCTGAATCATTTGGAAATGCTGTTGCGTCTGGTGCTGGTTCATATCTTCCTGCCATTATTTCGTTGTAGTACATCTTGGCCAAGCGGTGTGCTGTGCCTCGTGAGTTGGGATCATTCTCACGATCGATCAGTAATGCGTCCAATACTTGTTCAAATGCTTCTGTTGCTTCGTTGATCAAATGTTCTCGATCAGATTCCGCAACATAGTCACTGATGTTGTCTCCGGCCCAGAAGCGTTTGTTGTCTGCTTGCATACGTTCACGCAATGCAGTGCTAAGATGCTTTCCGGCAGCTCCGGGTGCTTTCTTTACATACAATGTTTGTTCCATTGGCACAAATTCTTGTTCGGGAGGAGTCAGTAGTGTATCAGGTACAAAGTTGGTCATGTTATGGTTCAATGGTTATATTTCTCAAATCTGGATACTGTACAAACACAGGTGCCTGTGATTGGTATTGCTCTAGCAATTCTAATCCGCGCACCGCATCTTCAATGGTAGGCTTGTAATGATATCCTAGCCGGAAAGTCTTTTGTGACTGCCAGGGTGTGATATTTAGGTCGCGACCATCATATCGTTGTTTTATCATGGTATTGTATGCTTTCTTGTTATCTAACAGTATAGCACCGCCATGGCCTATTTGTAAAGGTTTTGTATGTCCAAAACTCACGCATTGCATCTGCCCAGCTTGATACATGTCAGCTTCCAGGCGCCTGGCGCTGTCCCATACCCTGGTATACACAAAGTTGTATTCGCCTGTCCAAGTTTGTTCAGGTTCGTCCATGTACACATAGTCAATGCCCAATTTGTGCATGGTCATTGGTATGCTGAGATAGGTGTAAGGAGTCATTTTAAGACCGCGTACCCGATCATAACGCAAGCACAGTTCGATTGCATGGGTGCAGCAATCGGTCATGATTGCATACGGAGCGCCAGTGAATTTGGCCAGTGCTTGTTCAAACTCAAGAATTTTGTCGAACATACCAGTTCCAAGCGTGTTGTATCATGTCATCCAATGAATATTTGCGCCAACTTCCAAACTGATCAAAATTTTCCGAACTTGCTGTCAACATAGCCGGATCCCCAGCACGTTTGTCACCTGATCTAAAATTCAAAATTTGTTTTGTGATTCGTTGTGCAGAGTCAATAATTTCTAAATTACTAACACCTTGATTGCTACCAAGATTATACACACCAGCAGATATCTTGGCATCCAATGCCGCAACATGTGCAGCGGCAATATCTTCCACATGCACATAGTCTCGCACACAGGTACCGTCATTGGTAGGATAGTCAATGCCATTCAGCACAAATTCTTGTTTGTCTCTAATGCTTTCTAACACTCTTGAAATGATATGTGTGCCGCCGGGTTCACTGCCATGACGTCCTTGGCTGTCAGCGCCGCAGGCATTGAAATATCGAAATGCCACATAGTCAAGTTTATAAGCCCGATGATAACTGGCCAGCACTTGTTCTACCATGCGTTTGCTTTCGCCGTACGGACTCACGGGCTCACAAGGGTCTACTTCAGCACACGGAGTTAACACAGGCTCGCCGTATACTGCTGCACTTGAACTAAAGATAACTCTGGTCTTGGGCAAAGCCGCCAGCACAAGATCCAACATGTGTATGGTCTTGACAACATTGTTATGGTAGTAGTCTGATGGATATCTAACACTAGGGCCCACCAGGCTTGTGCCAGCACAATGGACGATGGCATCAGGAACAAATTGTATCAATTTTTTGCCAGCTGTGTCACTATCAAAGTCAGCTAGCACAAACTGATTGCACACTTCTTTGAGATGTTTTGGGCAAGGTCTGCGATCAATGCCCATGATTTCATGCCCAGCATCTTTTAGCGCCAGTGCAATTTGTCCACCAATATAACCAGCGGCACCGGTTACTACAATTTTTTGTTTCATATTATCCACACTCCTTGATGCATTTTGTATCGTTTAAATTGAGAGATATGTTTGACAAATCTTCTAAGGTTTGGAATTGGTCAATTTCGGAAAAATAACAGCATCTACTTAAAGCACCATTGGCTGAAATATATATGCTGGGCATTGACAAATGCATACAGTTTTTGGGCTCGGCTGTTTTTTTTATTGAGTCAATGTTGATAACTGATCTAAATTTAGTTGTAGGTAACAGATCAAATTTCTCTCCAGTTTTGTAGTGCTTTGCTACAGTCTGAGTTCGATAAAGTTTTGCCAATTTAAATTTTTTAAAATTTAATGTTTGGCTTAATTTCATACATTCCATCAATTGATGCTCGTTATGCAGATATGGAATAAACTGCCAAGTTGCATACCCTCCGTTGCTGATAAAAGACTGTGCGTTCTCAATCACTTTGTTAAAATCTGTACCTTGACGATATATTTCATGAACGCCAGCTAACCCGTCAATCCCAAACCAAACATCGTGCTCGACATGTTCTAATCTGGCCGCCAATTTTTTCCACCAATTAACACTTCTCAATCCGCCATTAGTATGAATCTGTATTTTTTTAGCATATTTTTTTGAAATGTCAATGATTTCGTTTACATACTTTGATGCTATAGGATCACCATAATTGCCACACAATTGCACACCATACAAATTTGGCAACTGCAAAACAATATTTTTAAAAATATCTGGGTCCAGATCTTGCTCAATCAATCCCGGTGCAAGACCAAACCCATAATTGTTTCTTGAACAAGCCGGGCACCATGCATTACATTTTGAGCTGACTTCAACATGCACCCATTTTACGGCATCCAGCTGCATGTCATGATTCAATCTTGACAACTTGATATTTTTCGTGAGCAACATGATCACGATATCTATTGCCAGCACGATTCCATTGTTCTCCTGTGCCTTGCAATATGTCCACCACACGATCTACGGTGCCGTTGTTCCAGTCACTGATCAATCCCATGTTGTGATGCGGATCACGCAAGAGATTTTGCAGTTTGTGATAGGCGTCATCTATGCTCCAAGGAACGTAAAGCCTGTTAGGGTCATTAGAAAAAGTTTCAGGGAAAGACCTATAAGCAGGGTATAAAACATTACAGCCAAGAGTATCTGCTTCACTGACTGTGTTGGAAACCCAATCTTGAAGGGCGCAATTAAACAACACACGAGTATTATTAAGGTGAGCGTAGTAATCATTTTTTGTGATGTTGTCGTAAATTTTCAACTTGCCGGCTGCTTCCATCCTGCGAGCACGAGTCACATATTCTGGGTTGTTGCTGCGTAACTCACCACCAGAGTAGATGGCAAACTCACATGGTTCGCTTGTGAGTTCGCCATACATTTCAATCAGATCCATAAAAAAGCCCGGTTGCTTTTCTTGATCAAATCTTGCTGCAAAACCCACACGTCGTGGCCGGGCACCAAATGGTCGAATGTTGCCTGGCCCACCAATGCGTTCTAATACTTCCTCTTTGCCAAATGCAAGACCAGAAATGTTGTAGATAGGTGCAGTCCACCCTGCAATACGCATGTGAGCAACCATTTCTTCGTTGGTAGCTAACACACCTGTCACAAACTGATTGACCATTTTTTCGTATGTGCTCATCCAACCTGCCATGCCCCAGACATGCACAAAGTCATCTGGATCAATTGCCTGTGCCAAACAACGTACCCATACCTGTGGACGTAATTCTGCAGGTACCTGGTCCATGATGTACGGCAGACTTTCAATACCTGGCTGGAACATGTCTTCAAAGTAGATTACATCTTCGCTGGTAACTTCACCTTGTTGCATGAGTCTCACTAGATTCATCAGCTGACTCATACCAAAGTAGCTGCGTCCGTGTGCGTCTAACACCTGTCCAACCACAATCTTTTGACTGTTGTCTAGTGTTAGTCCTGGCACATATACCACATCAAGTCCTCGACGATCAAACACACGTCGATTCCATTCTGTCAGTTGTAGTGTATAACGGGCTTCGTAACTTTCCAAACCCATGTAGTATAGTTTTCTCATACTCGGTGTCCTGCCAATCTACGTGCATCTTCCCACCACATGTTCTTGGCATTCTTGCCTTGAGTATACTTGGTAAACTGTTGCCAAGCATAGCTTTTGAAGTTGTATAGATCCGCTTCGTTGTAGCGATATCCATAGTCTTTGCAAAACTCCTCGTATTGTTCAAGATGGTTGAAGATCTCAGCAACGTGAGGGTTAGTGCGGAATGCAATTTTTGCCATGTTATTTCCTATTAGATTTTAATTGATTGAGCAGGATAAGTGAGATTGTATTGTATCACAGCGCCATTCTCACCATCTTCAGATACGTCGATCCATACAGCACGGTCTGGATATCTTGCAGCGATCTGATTGTAAAGATCATCTGCAATCATTTCACAACTTTTGTAATCTAGACTTAGAGTGCTGTCACGATACAGATTCTCAAGCCAACGTTTGAATTGTATAAACTCAATGTCTCTGTCATTGTGGAACACATCAATCCATACTCTGAAATGAAAGATGTGGCGATGGGGACTGCCGAGAAACGATACGTCATATTCGTCTCCGGTGGCCAATGCAGGATCTGTAGCTGCGGCCGGATATTTATGGATACCTTCTTTGCGAAAAGTGGTCCAAATTTTACGATCCGCGTGGTGCCGAATACGGTCGCGTGTTTCTGTTAGTGATTGTTCTCTTTGATTCATAATATTATTCCAAAGTAAAAAGTTTGTGGAAAGTTGATTGAGACATCAACTCAATTTTTTTCATAGCACCATCTGTAAATCTGAACTGATATGATCTAGGACCGACGGCGCTACGCTCAAAAAAACCATAGTAGCCACCTGATATATAATCACTGGTATCGCCTTGGATGATTTTCTGTCTAGCTGTTTCGTAACATTGTTCAATTTTTTCTTGTATGTACTGTGAGGAAAAGTCGTAGACTTCTGCTGAAACGATTATTTGATCTTTGGTCTTGACTCGGTATTGTTGTTGTAGTTTGTCATGAATCACAGATGCCTGATAAGGAGTTGTGACAATATCTTCGGGTGTCATTCTGCCAATTGTTTGTGCAGAAGTAGCATCAAGATCTCGTGATTTGACTTCCATATTGATCACTGGTATATCTGGTCCAGGCCCATTGGACATAGGATAGCCTTGCTCGCCAAGTTCTTTTTCAATATATCGACCAGCAGCGCCATTGATATTTGATGGAACCAATTTACCAACCATGTTTGCTTTGAGTCGAACAACTTTGCCTTTCATAATACTTCGTCCTTGGTATATTTAGACCAGTCTGTGAAATGGTCTCGATTTTGTAATTCATGTATGCTGTGACACCAAACACCCGGGTTGGTAGCAGCAAAGTCTTTGTCGTCCAGTTTGAGTGTGGCGTTGTAGCCTAGTTGTTGGATGTAAGGCAGTTTCACAGAGATCATTGGAATGAAGTTGTTGTGTTCACACAATCCTGATTCCAGCAGGCCTTCTGCACAACCAGCGTCTATGTCCAATGTACATAGATAATCTTTCTTCAAGAATGTGGTAATCATGTCTTCCCAGGCCCACCAGGCATCGGCATCATTGATAGCCAGGTTAGGAAAACTCTGATTTGCGCCAAAGTAAATATGCTCGCAACCTTGAATGTGTGCGGCAATATCATTGGTTGCTTGTACTCCCACCACAAACAAAGTTTTTTTGCCCAATGCTGGTGTGTGTTCTACTTCAGTACCGTAAAAGAACTGCACATTCTCATGACCTTCTCGATTCATACCTGATCCTGTTCAAGTTGTTGTAATGCTTGTAAGTTTAACTGATCTTCGGGGTCAATGTCAACCTCTACCATGTCAAATAATGCATTGAATTGAGTTCTTGCATTCATGGCCTTCTTGCCTTTGAAACCACGTGTGCCCACCACATCCATCCAGTAGTTGTTGTAGTGTTCAATGATATCCATGCTGTCTTGTTTGGTTGGAGCAGCAAAGATGGCTTCCACAATGTCATGGAATCGAGCATGATCACCTTTTTCATTCCACAGCATGCGAGGCCACTTGGTGCCGGAATCATATTCGCGATTGGCACGTTGTACAGATTCCAAGTGTGTCCACACATTGTGCCCCATCAGCAATGCATATGAGAAACTGTCCCAGGACGTTTTGCCTTCTTTGCCAATCTTGTTCAGATCACCAGGCTTGTAAATGCAAACATCTTTCATGGTCAAATGTCGACTGATAGGGCTTTCATCAAAGTGACTGACCAGGCCATCTGCTACCACAGCCGGACCATATGGGCGTGTGTCTGTGCTGTATTTCTTGTCGTCAGCAATGGGACTCATTCTATAAGACCACTTGCTGTTGTGTGTGGTATCAATTTCGTGATACACTTGTCCATTGGCAGTGGCCAAAAACGGGCTGGCACAATCAAAGCTGATGGTAAATGCTGGATTCACATGTTTTCTCACTGCACGTTGGATAGCGGTCAGCAGCACAGCCCATTCCAGTTTTGATGTGCCCAAGAAATGCATCCAGTCATGTACACCTTCTTGCAAGAGATTATCGTAACGCAAAGCCACAAGACGTCGGAGCACCAGATGCACGTCGCACATGTTCTGCCCGCCCATACTCCACCCATCAAAGTGTGTGTCAGGATACACAGCAGGATCACAAAAGTGTTTCATCTCTTCATACCACGCATCAGCCGAAGTGTGATTGTCTCCTTGCAACACATTCAAAATCTTGGTGCCACCATTAGCAACACCTTTGCGGTGCCGCATGAAGTATTCGTTGTTGAATTTGGTAGCATCCACAGCTTCTTGCAGCGTGGTAATCTGGCAGGCTTTTGAGGCTTTTTTATCGTGTATGACCCAGGTTGGGATGTCAAGAGTCATGCAATAATCAGACACATTGTCCAGCCAGTTGAGAATTGACTCACGCTTCTTTTGTGCTTTTGCACAACCTGAGTTGGCCTTCCAGTCGCCTTCCCACAGGCCTTTGGCAATCTGGAATCCACCCGAGTCGCCCAGCATGAACGTACCCGGTTCTCTATTGCGAACCATGTCTTCTGACCAGTCTTGTTTGTTGAGATCCAGGTTGGCATGCCCACCTGAATACAGGCTCCACTTGTACGGAAACAATGCTTGTTGGCTGTTGAGCCAGTTCAGCTGTTCCATGTCCTGTATTCCTGTGGGCATACGTGCAGGATCCACATAAGGACCATTTACTGGATCTCTTTGCTTGCCCACAAAGGTGGCGTAGAAACCGGATATGGCTGGCAAGAACACAGCATAGTCATTCTGTTTGGCAGTGAGATTGTCTTGGATTAGATCTTGAGTCATGACACCAATTCTGTAATTATTTTTAATTTTGTCTTTGCCTGCTCAACAGCATCAACAGCATCGGCCACAGTGGGATGTTTCTCAGCCAGTACTTTTAATATTGATTCTTCATCACGCTTTTGCCGTGCCCAGTTGATCAATTCTTCAGCGTCGGGAGTCAATTTCACAGTGGCATAGCTAGACGGCATGTTCATCCAACCGGTACCGGCAAACACCTGTATCTCTGTACCCCATACACGCATCATACCTTGCATGGGAGTTTCAGTATGCATATTGACATAAGGCACACTGATGTCGCCGCCACTGATCATTACTGAGCCAGTGCCCATTAGGCCTTTGATCATTTTGACTGTGCTGGCAAGATGTAGTTGTAAACTGCAATGCCTGAATCCACTGTGATCTGTGCAGCACCGTCATCGCTGATACGCATGATCTTGTCTCCGGTCAAGCTCAAGATGCTGTGTACCTGTGCAGCAGGCCAGGCCCATGCACGTTTGAGTGTGCCTTTCACTCCAGGATGAAACACAAAGTTACCAGCGTGTGTGGAATGATCACCAAAGAACAATTTTAAATCGCCGTTTTCAATCTTCACAGTGAAGTTGGGTTCTTCTGCATTGGCAGTCATCTGCCACTTCAGTCGCTGGATAGCAGCATTGGTTGGTTCGAATTCCACATGCCAGGCGGCACCTTTGAACTTGGCAGTTTTGAGTTTGTCGTTCACAATGGTACTGGCCATGAAACGATAGGTATTGCGAAAGTCACCTGCTTTGTTTTCAAACTCAATGCCATCTGGTTCGCCATCTGCCTTCTTTGTGATAGTCAGCGTGGCATCTTCACGATACTCCTGCAAGTTGATCAAGGTCTTGAGCTTGCCAAGATTAGGCATGCCAAAAGTACCAATAAACTCAGCCACTGGGTTTTTAAAATCCGCTTGTACAACCACACTCAAGTCTTCGGCCAATCCACTCATGCTGGTGGCAGCGTCTGTGCCTACAACTTTGACCAAACTGATACAGCCTAGATCAAACGTGTGTTCTACTAAATC